CCCCCTTAACCCCTTCCGACGTTCCCCCCTCCTGAAATCGTCTTAGATTGGTTGTGGTTGTGGTTGCGGTTGTAGGGCTAGGGTCAACGCTAGGGTCAACCGAACCCTTGGGTTCACCCTTAACGCTAGGGTCAATGGAGGGGTGAACCTTAGGGTCAATGGCACCCTTAACGTAAGGGTCAGCCGAGGGGTCAACGCTAGGGTCAACCTTAGGGTGAATGGAGGGGTCAACCGAGGGGTCAACGCTAGGGTCAACCTTAGGGTGAATGGAGGGGTCAACCGAGGGGTCACTGGAAGGGTCAATGGCGCGTTTCTTCAACAACGCCAACGCCTCATCAGACTCCCAACCCTTAAACTCCGGGTGCTCCTCATGCAGCCTCCGAAGCTCCCACACAACAACACCCTTAATCGACCGCGACCCCACCGCAGCAAACTCACGCGCCATAGTCGTCGCCAGATTCCGCTGCTTCATCAACCCGTCATGCCGCACAAAAGTACGCACCAGAAACTCATCCGTGTCCTCATCAATCACGATGAAACGACCATCAATGAGTTCACGGGCTGCGGCCTCCACCACCGGGCGGGACCACGACGCACACAGCCCAGACAGTCGGCCAGCGTGCCACGTCCCCACCCCGGCGCGGTTCATGGTGGGGTGCGAGATGAGCACAAAGTAGAGAAGCTGCGCATCACTGCTTAAATCAAGGAACGAATCGTCATTCCAGATAGACAACTTAATCTGAGCAAAATCACGCATCATCGGCACCTCCTTCTATGGTGCGAGCGGAATCTTCAATTTCTCGAATGACGTTCCTGCAACAGCCGCAGAAGTATTGAAACTTCCTACCGGCCGGGGCATTCGAGTTCACGGCCACCGTGACCAAGTGTTCAATTTCGTCTTGGCTGATTCCTTGGGCGATGTAGTTGTAAATGATTTTCGGATAGTTGAATGGCAGGCTGTAATCAAGGTGCTGCGGCCATACCGACAGGAAGTACTCTCCTACTGCGGCTACGTTCTTAATGGTGTTTTGACGTTTTTGGGCGGCAAGGTCTTTTGCCTTTTGCCATTTCTCAATATCTTCCGCAATGTCAGATACTGTGTCCTCGTCTAGGATGCGGTTCGCTTTCCCGGCGTTGCAGTCAACGCAGGCTGTTACTAGGTTTTCTGGGGTGTCAGGGCCGCCTAGCGCTGCGGGGACAACGTGGTCTACGTGTAGTTGCACATCTGGGGCTTTTGAGCCGCAGTAGCGGCAAGTGAATTGGTCTCGGCGTAGAACTTCAAAGCGCAAAGATTTACTTACTGGCATTGTCTTCTCCTCCTTTCTCTATGGATTGGAACAACTGGATGAGTGCGTCGAGGAATGCGGGCCGGGCGCAGTAAATGTCCTGCGATTCCAACCACGCCCGCATATCCTCACGCTGCTGATGGGTGGGCATTAGAAGATTCCTAGTGTTTCTTGGGCCAGGCGTTGCGCGGTGATTTCGCAGTACTTTTCCTCAATCTCAAACCCAATCGCCTTGCGCCCTAGGTTCTTAGCGGCACGTAGCGTGGAACCAGACCCCGCAAACGGGTCAACAATCACCCAGTGTTCGGGGCAGCGGTTAATCAATGTCTCCATAAGGCCAACTGGCTTTGGTGTCGGATGCCCAATCTTTGCGACTTCAATAGACCGGGGTTCCGACGTTTCGATAACGGAACGTTGCGGCGGCGAGGTAGCAATAAACCCCTTGCCCAGAACGTAGATTTCTTCATCTTGGGTCATAAAAGCCGAACATGTGGGGCCGGGGGCAGACCCTTTTTTCCACCAGATAAGACGGCTTTTAGTTCCTGTTGGTCGTGGCCGGGACCAGACTCCGAATACTATTGCCGGGCCAGTCCCCCAGGCTGCTAGTACTTTGTCCCTAGCCTCTAGGGTCGTATCCCCTGCGATTGGAGAGGCATTGTAGATTTGTGACCCTGCTCCTCTGTATCCGCCTTTTCTGGAACTGTTTTTAACTCCATACGGTGGGTCTGTGACCATTACGTCTGCTTGGTTGAGCATGTCCAAATGCTGTAGGCAGTCTGCGTGGTAGAGGGTGATGTAGTCGTCTTGGTAGTAGGGGTTCATTTGCTGCTTCCGATGCCGTTGGTGCCGCGTTCGCTGTGTGGGAGTTGGGGTACTTCGGCGATGTTGTTGGTGGCGATGGGGACTACTACGAGTTGTGCGATGTAGTCGCCGGCGGTGATGTGCTGGGTCTCGTTGCCGGTGTTGTGCAGGCTGACTTTGATGGGGCCGCGATACCCGGAGTCGATGATGCCGGTGCCGTTACTAAGCACCAGATGCCTCTTAATACCGGTGGAGCTGCGCACAAACACCATGCCCACATGCCCGCGGGGCACAGCAACATGCACGCCGGTATCGCCTACCCTGTGGGCGCCCACGGGCACCGTCAGGTCGTGTTTCAGGGCGAGGTCCATGCCAGCATCACCCTCATAAGCAAACCGAGGCTGATGCGCATCCTTATCTAATGAGTAATAAAGCAATTTGGGTTCCTTTCATACGAAAAGGCCCCGCGTGTGGACTGTGGAGGTCCTAAACAGCGGGGTTATGCTGTGGGGTCGACGAGGACGGTTGAAGTTGCTTTGAGGGCGAAGCGTCCGTCTCTGGTGGCCCCGTGAACTGTGCCGTCGTATTCGGCGGCGTAGGTGATGCGGTCGGGTATTGAGTCCGGGTCGAAGGCGGCGGGGAATAAGGCCACGCGTTTGCCTTTGTAGTTGGGGAGGTCTGCGGCCTTAATCTCGATGTAGCCCATTAGAACGGAGGGGCTTGGTCTTGGCCTGCCTGGGCTGGTGGAGTGGACCATGCGCCGCTGGTGGCTGTCTGCCCGTTCTGTGCGGCGTTGTTCCACTGCTGCTGTGCCTGGCTGGGCTGCTGTTGTGGTGCCGCGGGAAGTACGTAGTAGCGCATGGCGTTAAACTCCACCTTGCTGCGCTTCTCCCCCTCTTTGGTTTCCCACGTGCGCGTAATCAGCTTGCCGGTGACGGCTACCTGGTCGCCCTTTTTCAAATCGGCGGCCATCTCAGCCCACGGGGTGGGATTCTGCTTATTGCCCTGCTCGTTCCAGATGGTCACATCTAGGTACATGCTGCGAGTCTTTACCCACTGATTCTGCTCTTGGTCGAACCTGTTATCCGAATTAGCGAGGGTGAAGTTAGCCACCGCGGCACCATTAGGCGTGAAGCGTAGCTCCGCGTCCCTAGGTAGTCCGCCAGTCAGGGTAATTACGTCAATCATTAAAAGCCCATCTCCTTGAGTTGTCGCTTGGTGGCACTAATACGGATGTAACAGTCGGTCTTGCGAGCCCTGGACTCGCACGGGTAGTCACTGAACGGTCGGATTTCGCCTCGGTGAATACGGTTCGAGAGATTCCGCGCACGACCAATCAGCTTCTTTTCCGCCTGCCCCTCGGCGTCCGGGTAGAGCCAAACGTAAGGAACCTTTGCCCACTTGCCGGGGTTAGCCAGCATTTCGTCGATAAGCTCCTCGGCACGCTCATTGTCAATCGTGGTCCTGCCTTGAATTGGTGGCAGTTCGTCTACGAATACGAAGTCCATTTACTTCTCCTTTAGCTGGTTGTAGCGGTCCATGATGATCTGCTTAGCGGCTTCCGGCACGTCACCGTCTGCTTTTAGTGCGTCGGCAAACTCATTAATTTCCGTCGTGGTGGACATGCCGGCCACGGTGTTTTTAATGTCGGCCAGGAACTCATCGTCACCGTCGACTTCAGCATCTACCGTCTCCTCCTGCGGCGCGGTATTCGTTGCTGCGGCAATCGCAGACAGTCCACGCGACTGCTGCGGCTGCTGACGAGTAGCCGTTGCTTTAACCGGCTTTGGCTCGAAGGCTGCTTCCTCGGTCTCTGAGTACAGGCCCATGAGTGGGCCTGCGGCAATCATGCGGGCTAATTCTGCCTGGCACTTGGAGCGCAGCATCTCCTGCGGGTTGGTGCCGTAGCGTTTGTTGCTCGTGTAGCCGGCTTTCTTGGCGCGGTCCATAGTCCAGGTGACTTGCTGTTCGTGCCCGCCGGGCTTGCGGCCTGCCCACGTAACAGAATTATCGGAGGCTTCCACCTCCCAGAGTTCGCAGCCGGCGTTTTCAGCAACGGCGACCATGGCGCGGGCGTACATTCCGGTCTTGCCGTTGATGACAAAGAAAGCTTCCAGCGCACCGTCCGGGTCGAAGCCCAAAGCGGTGCCGCGGATGATGGCTGCAGCGGCGTCCATCGGCTTGCCCTTGTAAATAGATGGGCATGCGCCGGTCTTGGTGATGAAATCCGCATAGTCGAACGCCATGGCTTTAAGCTCGGCATGCTGGCGGAGTTTGGCAACGCCTTTTTCCATGAGGGTTTGGCTGGTGTCCGGGGAGGCCGGGGTGGCTGGTGCGGTGTAGGTTTCAACTTCAGTCATGGTTAGTTCTCCTTGGTGTCGTGTCGGTCGAGGGTGATTTCTGTGAGGGTGACAGCGGTGTCTTCGGTATAGCCGTGTGAGAGGAACCGCTTCATTAGGAAGGTCGCTTCCTGCGCGAGGAGGGCGAGGCCTTGGAAGACTTCCGTGGTGTGTGCCGGCATGTCTGCGGGGTTAGGCATCGGCGAGGTTGGCTTTCTTGTTGAATTGAACGTAGGGTGTGCCGCCATTTTTGGCGCGGCGGTCGGCTAGCTTCACGGGCTTGTCACGCCCCGGGATGTTCACGGTGGCGTATTTCGCGTTTCCCATGAGCTTGGCAAGCTGCGTTTTTGCCGACTGGGCTTGCTTCTTTGCTTCCGTTTCGGCCGTGATTGCGTCCAGCCACGCAACGGCCTGGCCACGGTCAACATCTACGGACTCGTGGGCATCAATATCAGGGTGTAGTCCGCGAATAACGGTGTAGTCGCGCTTCGAGTCGCTAAGCTCCGGCTCTTCCCCGTCCTCGAGGGATTGCATCCATTCGGCGGCTTTGGCGACCATGCCCTCAAACACCGGCTGGCTCCACTCCACAGTGTGGATTTCCGGCGCACCGAAAGGCCCCAGAACACAGATACTGGCTTGGTGAATACCGCTAATACCCATGCCCCAAAGAACTTGGGCGTAGTAGTCGGCGGGTACGGCGTTATCCTCCCCTGGGCGGCCCCAGTCTGCGAGGTCTCGGGCGGTCTTGCATTCGATGATGTGGAAGCGCCGCGGGTCACGCACACCAAAGGCACGGTTCATGGCGCGGCGGTCCAAGGTGGCAAGATTCGGGAATGGGAGATCGTCACGGCTGTAGGTGATCTCCGTCTCCCCCGGCTTGCCGGCATTCAACTGCCAGCCGGGGTTGTGGTGCTTCCACCATTCGGCCAGCGAGTGCTCTGCGATATGGCCCCACGCGCCAGTCTCCTCATCAAACGGTTCCGGCTCAACGTTTCCGGCCATTTCATGCCACAGCGAGAACGGTGACTGGAATCGAGACAGGCCCAAAATAGTGGCAATCTTTGAGCCTGACATGGTGCGGCGCCACTCGTCAGTTCCGGGGCGTGGTGGGTGTTTAAGAATTTTGGAGCTCATACTTCCTCATCTTTTCTTCTTCTTTTCGACGTTTATGCGGCGTCAGGTAGCCCTCGATAGCCGACGGCGGCGTGCCATAGACATGAGATAGGCGGGCCACGGCCAGGGGCCGAGAGATGCCGCAGCGGGTGAAGTGGTCAAACTCTTCTTGAATGATGCGTATGTGGGTAATGCTTTTCCGTGGGGTCATTGCTTGCTCCTCGGTGTGTGGTCGCGCAGGAGATCGTCAATGCGGCTTGCTTCTTCCGCGTTAGGGGCCTCCGACGGCGCAATCCCGAGGTGGTGGTTCATGCGCTTATTCAGGTTGCTTATAGCGTCAGATAAAGCGCGGTCACGGTAATAGGCGCGGGTGGCGTCATCTTCGATTTGCTTAATGCGGTGGTTAACCACCACCGACAGGGCCATAGTGCCCAGCAGGTTAATCAAGACGATGGCGCTCATAGCAGTAATCCAGGTGGTCATAGCGCGATTCCCCCAATCAGAATGCCGGCGAATACAAACGAGCCGAAGACGCAGCCGAGTGCGTAATCCTTGAGGTGGCTCATGCGCTCACCGCCGGGTCTAGGAGAGCGTCGATAACCTTCTTAGGGAATACAGTGCGAGTACCAACCGTGATGGGATGCAGGTGGGCTACTTTTCCGGCGCGCACGTGGTCATACAGTGTCGACGGGGCGATCCCTAGCAGGGCGGCGACTTCTTGGACTGAATAGGCCTGCGTTTTGGTAGGCTTCATCGTGTCCTCCTTATTGTGGTGATGAGGTGGATTGAAAATAGATTGAGAAAGCCCCGCGCACAGCTACTGCACGGGGCTTTACTCATGGATGGGGAGTAGAGCGCGCCAACGCAGCCGACGGCCAGGCCGCGCATAGTGGCTTGCTTACGAGACCCGCTAGGCGAAGCGGCCGGGTCTCTCTACTCCCCCAGTAGCCCGCTGGGGAATCGAACCCCAGTAGTCTTTTGTAAGCACAATTCCCCTTGCCACTGTTGTAGGTGTAAAAGAAAAGTGATTGGTCCATTCAGGCCTGGTATTTATATGCGCGCCACCATTTACGCCCGTGCGAGGTCGCTACACCGTCAACACAGGCACCACAAGGGCTGGTGGCGCTGATCCACTAATTCAGTTCTCGATACAACGTTTTCCGCCTAGACCTAACCCCTCGGGGTTAAGTCACTTTGACGAAAATTCAGGACACACGAGTCCCAGTGCCCGTGGGGAGGCTCGCACTCCCCTGCCTGCTCGTCGGGCTAAGTTTCTGTTTTTAGGTGCTTAATGTCCTGCCCTTGCGATGGCAGCGTCGAGAGCGGCCTGCTCTGCTTCGGTAAAGAGTTCTTCAACAATGCTTGGTTTGAGGTGTTCTTTGAGTGCGGCTTTGAGGTAGCCGAGTGTGTAGGCGTCGATGTATGCGGTGTTGGTGGTGCTCATGGTGGGGCCTTTCTTTTTGTGAGTGAGTAACCGTTTAAGCCACTTCGTCGATTTGGAAGCGGCCATCCATAAACCGGCTGATGAAGTACTCCTGGCCTTTGCCCGTCACCTTCGGAGTTTTTGACAACGAGGTGTGACCATCGGAATGAACGACGGTGGTTTCTTTAACCTTGAAAAGCCCAAGTTCCATTGACCGTTGAGTTGGCATGTTCCAGTCGGTGCCTTTGCGGTTAATCAGGAAGCCTTTTTCACGTAGCCACTTGAACAGGCGTGTCCCGCCTACTTGGATGCCGTTACCGCGGAGAATCTTCGCCAGGTCGCCAACCAGGATGTGCGACTTAGACGTAGACACGGCGTCGGCGAACAACACCTTTGGGCGGTTGGTTTCAGCCTGAGCTTCCAGCTCGGCGCGGGCAGCCCGCTCTTCCTTAAGGTCGGTAGCCAAGCGGATGATGAAATCCGGGTCCGTCAATGCCTGCTCCGCCGCTTCCGGCGTCAGATACCCACCACGCTTACGAATCGACGGCAAGACTTCCTCGAATACGACGCGCTCAAATTCCTGCGCGGTCTCCAGGTCGCTACCAACGATGAGTCGGTAAAGGTCAGGCTCCGCGATAACACGGGCATTTTGGGTGCGGCCTAACCGGTCTTGGATGGGGTGGTGATTCGCCACCCCACGACAATGAGCCTTGATAGCACTTGTTGGGTCTTTGTATCCGAGGGCGGTGGCGACGTCACGAGCAACCCAAAGCGGCTTCTCCGGGTCCTCCGCAATGACTCGGACCTCATGGCCCTGAAAGTCGAACGGTTGAATATTCATGTGATATAATCTCCTTACTGGTTTGGTGGCCCCGCTTCGTGCGGGGCTTTTTCTATGCGGCGCGCTCGGCAGTGTTCTGAATGACGAGCATGGTGCCGTACGGTCGACCAGTGAGAAATTGAAGTTTCACCAGGTCTTGAGTGCTGGGCACAGTCTGTCCGCGGTACCACTTGCGCACGGTGTGCGAGGTGCGGCCCAACTTTTGCCCTACTTGCTCAAAGTTGGTGAAGTTGTACTGTTCGCGGAGCTGGTCGATAACCGTGGGGTCTAACTTTGCGGTCATTGTGGCTCCTTCTGAAATAAGTGCATCGTTTCGCTGCACATTCATCATTATGCTGCACTGCACGTAATTACGCAAGTCGAATTACAAAAGTGCTACAAACTGCCTGCGTAAAAGGGTTATCACATTGACGCACTTCCGTATATCTGATACGTTGTAAGCATGAAAGAAACGCACACCGATTGGTACAAGCGCGTTACTCGTGGCGACTCCAACAGGCATGTATCAAGCCGAGCGAACATCTCCGATGCGACCCTTGGCCGCCAGTTGAAAGCTAACGAGCTAAGCGCAGACCTCATCATCAAAATTGCCCAGGCTTACGATGAGTCCCCCGTTGTGGCTCTCGTTGACCTCGGATTCATCAGCGCCAGGTGGATGCAGGAAGTCGGCACGACAACCGCGCTAACTCGAGCAAGCGATGAAGAACTGACCGACGAACTACTCCGCCGCCTGCGGCTCATCGAAGATGAACCAGTGGATCAGTTGGCTGAACGTCGCAAGAAGGCCCGTATGTCCAACCCGTCTGGTTCAATGCCAGAAGGCGCGGTTGCATACAGCGGCCCGGATGAAGATGCAGAAAGGAATGATGCCGATGACGATTAGCGCGGTAGAGCTGCACCTCCTAGCGGAAAGCATGGGCGTGCAGCTACAGCGCCACACCGGCGGGTGCCCCGGCTGGTATGACCACCACAGGCGGATAATCAGCACAAGGCGTGGTCAATCCATCGGCCAATACAAAAGCGTCCTAGCCCACGAACTAGGACACGCCGCCCACGGTGACACCCCAACTGGTAACGGTCATTTTGACCAACGCCAAGAGCGTCGCGCCGACGAATACGCCGCCCGCCTCCTCATCACCCCCACCGACTTCGAAGCTGCCGCCATATGGCACCACGGCCACCTCCCCGCCATCGCCGACGAACTCGAAGTCACACAACACATCCTCAAAACCTGGCAAACCCTACACGAAAGACAAGCAGCATAATGGGCATTTTCAAGAAAGATAAAGATAAAAAAGCAGACGACAAGAAAGCTCAGGAAGCTCTCATCAAGGAGCGACAGTCTGCGTTACTTGAGCACTTGCCGAAACTGATTCGCCGTAGGTACATGATGGCGGCTCGCGTAGGGGGTGCTCAACTGAAAGAAGGTGAATCCTACACTCAACCTATGGCAGGTGAGCTAAATGGGATTAAAACCTTCATTATCCCCACCGACAACCGCATCCTCATTGCTGGTCTCTCTGGAATCCGATCAACAGTGCGTGAATTGCGCTACGAGGACGTTTCAGAGGTAGGCGCTGACGGGGGTTCGTTTATTCTGAGGCACGGCTCTCACACTATTGAGCTCAAACGATGCGTCACGAATACGATGAAAGAAGTCACCGAAGAGATCAGGTCACGATCCCGAGAAACTCGCCGATCATCAAATGTGGGTATCGGTATTTCCGAGGTTGAGCGTCTCGCCGAACTGCATTCGGCCGGCGTGCTGACTGATGAAGAGTTTGCGGCAGCTAAAGCTAAGGCGCTTGGCCTGTAAAACTGGGGGTGGCCCCGTGGAGCTGAGCTCAATACACGGGACCACCCTGGGCCCACGGGGGGATGTGGGCCACCAGCAGTATAAGACAAGACCGCCCTTGGCGCTCGATATGTGGAAGTGCAGCACCAAGGGCGGGGACATCAAGCCAAAAAATGACCTGACAGGAGAAGTGTATCTGATGGCTATTCAGAAACGGCTTAACAAAGCCGGGAAGAAGATCTACGTTGCCCGCTGGCGGGACCCGTCCGGCAAGGAGAGGTCTAAAAGTTTTTCCCGCGAGAAGGCGGCAAAGGCACACCTCCAAGAAATGGAAAGGGCTGTACGCCGCGGGGAATACATTGAGCCGAGCGATGTCACGGTAGAGGATTTAGTCCAGGCCCGCGTTGACGAGGCGGGTAATACTTCTACCCGCAATTCGCGCCGATCGCTTCTTGCGAATCTGGGGGATTTGAGGAATATGCCCGTGCAGAGTGTGAAGCCGGCGCATGTCAGGGCGTGGATGACATCTCTCGAGAAGCCGCGCCGCTGGGCTGGTGATAAGCCACTGGCCACGTCGACTATTAACATGTTGGCTTCCATTCTTCACGGGGTATTTTCGCAGGCGGTGCTGGATGATGTGGTGGGGCGTCACCCAATGCGCGGGGTGAAGATTCCGCGGACGGAGGTAGGCGCCGAGCGTGCGGACATTCCCACGGTCGAGGATGTGCAAGCGCTGCTTCGTGCAGCGCGGGGAACCGGTGTGGGTCGTGCCCCTAACCTGACGTTGGCGGTGATGATTCAAGTCGCGGCGGAGACTGGCTTGCGCGCTGGTGAGTTGTGTGGGCTGCGAGTTCGGAATGTGAATTTTCTGCGTGGTGAGGTGCATGTGGTGGAGCAGATCAGTCAGCGCAGTGGTGATTTTGCCCCGTTGAAGACTGAGTCCTCGCGGCGTGTAGTGCCGATTGGGCCGGGGACGGTGCAGGTTATTGAGGAGCAGCTACAGCGGGTGCCGCGGGCGCCAGAGGAGACTGTATTTTGCACGAGGGAGGGCAGGCCGCTTTCTTCTTCGAGTTTGTCGGCGCAATTTCGCAGGCTTTCCCGGCGGGCGGGTGTGGATACGACATTTCATGCTTTACGGCATTTTTATGCTTCGTCGTTGATTGCTTCCGGGGCGTCGGTGGTGATGGTGCAGCGGGCGCTGGGGCATGCTTCGGCGTCGATGACTCTGAATGTGTACTCGCACCTGTTTCCTGGTGCCGGTGAGGGGTTGCGTGGGATGGTGCCGCAGGTGCGGGATTTGTGCGGGATTTCGGGCGATGATGAGGGGTCTAGAGACAGTGTTCGTGCTGGTCGAGGGGGTATTTAGTGGGTTGTGGGCGTACTACGACTGCTAGTTATTGGGCCCTAAGACTGACCTGCGGTTTACTTATCAACGCAGGTCATAGGGTTTCGATACTTCCAACAATTCCGGTAATTACGGGGGTTACAAAGCGAATTGCGGGATTTTTGCGGGATCGCGGGACGCAATCCCCACAAATTGCAATGTCGTAAACTACGGCATATAATGGTGTTAGACGGCAAGGGGAACACCCCTGGAAGAGGCCGCACAATCGGAAAGAAAGTCCGAAATTCAGACCATCACCACTACGCTTGGCACCTACACCGGCCCCGACATGTACACCGTCCTCAAAGAGTACTTCCCCGAAGACGTGACGTTCCGGCGTACCAACACCGCGGGCCAGTGGGGCACCATCGACCGCAAAGTCGGAAGCCAATACTTTAATCTCGGCATCATTACCGAAGTAAGGACACAAGCATGACCCCGAATGAATTTCGCATCCTACGCACCAGCATGGGCCTAACCTCCCAGGACGTAGCTACCGCCTGCGACGTGAACATACGAACCGCCCAACGGTGGGAAACCACCCACCAGCCCCCACTCGATGCCGGTGTATGGCTCCAGGACAAATGGGTGCGGTTCGCAGACTGTATCGACCAAGCCCTACAGATTGCCGAGCAGGCAGAGGCAGAAGGCAAACCTGTGATTCTCACCAACATGGTTACAGGCGATGGGCTTAGCCGCTCCGAACACACCGCCCTTATGGGGCATATCCACATGGCGTACACGATGGCGGACTTTGATTTTGAGGTTGCCCCCTAAAACGACGAAAAGACCCCCACCCACGAGGGGTGAGGGTCAAACTTCCTAAACTTCAAAGACTTTCAAAAGTCGTTTTCCAGCTCGTCAGGAATAGGCATATCAGCCACGCTCTCCGGGTGCTTCAGTCGCCACTGCCTAATATGATTCACCGCTATAAAATACCGGCTTTTCCAGACCTCCAGCTTGTCGCGTAGCTCCGCAATTTCGCCCCGCATCTCCGCAATCGATTTGTCGCGGGCTTCCAGCTGCTCATTCGTCCACTCACGAATGCTTTTAGTAAACGATTCCCACTCGGGCCCTCGGGCCTCGATTTCCGTCTTTCTCTTCTGGCTTTTCTCCGTCAGGTGAGTACCTATGAGGGTGCCGAGCACGCCAATCACACCGACGATGATGGTTGCCAGCGGCCCGTCTACGGGCATGCCCGTCACCTCCCATCGACCAGCTTCATCTCATTACTCTGCCCCCGTCCGTAGGCGTAGAGGGTCATGGCGGCGATGCCGATATAGCCAAGGGAGGACACCCAAGCGCGGCCCAGGTCGCCGAGAATCGTAGCGAAAATGAAGCTGAGCGCCCACATGGAATGCAGGCCCACAACAGCACCAACGGCGGCGGGGACAAACCTGTGCCACTTAACTGCACAAAGACAGAGCGCGCCCATGAGAAGCCACACCACAGCCCACGAGGGAGGGTTAAGAACACTCTCCATAAAGTGCGTAGGCTTACGCTCCGGGTCTACTAGCAGAGGTGTATAGGACATGCCGCGGGCTATAGAAATACTGCCGAGAATTAGCAGGCCCGCAGCATCTGACACCATCCACCGAGCGAGACGGCGTTTACATTCTTCCCATCTCACGACTACTCCCCTGCTGTGGTTGGCCCGGTGTAGACCGGCAGGGTGGGCGCATCCTCCGGCTCTGGTGTGGCGGGCTGCTCGATGACTACGCCTACGGGGGCTTCATCGGATTCACGGCCCGTATTCACCGCGGCGAGGAAACCACCAATGAGTGCGGCTAATCCGCCGGTTTGGCCAAGCCAACCGTCTACTTCGTCAGGGCTGACGATGCCGAAGGCGACGAGGGCCAGGCCTACGGCGGCGACCACGACGTACACGGCTAGGCGTATCCACCATGGGGTGCCGATGACGGCGCGGGGCTTTGGTGCGGGATTGGTGTGATGCTTGGCCATTAGCGTTCCTCCAGCTTCTTCTCGATGCGGGCAAGGTCTTGGCGGATTGCGGCTACTGCGTCCACGAGGGTGAGATTCTGCCCCTTGCTGTTCTGCCCTAGTTGCTCCCAGCCGTTGCCCGATGGCCCCCTTAGTTGTTTCCAGATTTCTTGGATAGCGTCAATCTGCGGGCCAAGGTAGCCGCTGATGAATGTCGTAATCTGCCTGTAGAGCTTGTTCATTTCTTCCTCCGATGGTTCCTCATTAGGTGCTGGTTTCCCGGTGAATAATGCCTGTAGTTGCGCCTTGCTGCCCCGGTAGGCATTGATGTCCACGTTGGGGTGGCCCGCGACGGTGCCACGCGACCCGAACTGCAAAAGGTCTGGTTTCCGGTCACCCAGCGGGTAGTCCCAGCCGGGGTGGTGGTCGCCGCCCTCGCTCGCGTACAAGGCACGCGGCTGACCAACCCCGTTATTGTCCCCGTAGTTGGAGCACCAGAGTGCGCCGAGTCCCTGCATGGACGGCTCGCCGCCCGGCATGTGCTCCCAGTACCACGCGCCGGAATACACGCCGGGGACACGGTATCCACGCCGCTCAAGTTCTCGTTTGGCTTCCCAAACGTCCTCGCCGCGCAGCAGATAGTGGCGCGGGTCGCCCGGCGGGAACCGCTCGTCGATGCTCTCGACGTCAATCCACACCGGCAGGTCTCGGCGTCCGCCCATCTGGCGGTCTACCACATCCACTTGCTGGGCTATGGTGGTGCCCTCCGAGGGGGCGCGAAGGTACCAGTAGGTCGCCACCAGCAGCCCGGCCTGCTCGGCGTCCTCCAGGTGCGAGTGAAATACCGGGTCGACGTAGGTGCCGTCGCACAGTCGGATGATGGCGAACTCCACTCCGGACTGCTTGGCCTGAACGCAGCTTAGGCCGTTGTTGTGTTCGCTGATGTCGATGCCGAAGATAGTGTCTCCGCGGCGCTCGGTGGTATCTCCCGCGCCCTGAGGAGTGGTGGCCCGGCTCAGGTAGCGGGCCGGGTCCTCGTGCGCTCCTCCGAGCCTTCCGGGCGCGCCCCACACCTCAAGGTGGAGGTGGGGGCCGGTGGACTCGCCCTCGTTGCCGACTACGCCAATCTGTTGGCCCGCGCGGACTCGGTCGCCCGCCTTCACCTGGATGTCGTCATGCTTCACGTGGCCATAGATGAAGTCTCGTCCCGCGGACTGTTGGCAGTCCAACCATATCCAGGAGCCGAAGCCAGAGACGTTATAGCGCTCTCGTCCCTCGACCACCACTCCATCCGCGGCCGCGTAGATTGGCGTGCCGATTGGCGCGGCGAAGTCTAGCCCCGCGTGGAACGTGCCCCAACGGGGGCCGTAGCCACTAGAGACCTGGTAGGTCCCAGGCTTCATTGGGTAAGTGACCATAGTTCCTCCTTAATTAACCTTAGTGGGGTTACCCCAGTAGATGTTTTCCACGGACCCATAAAAGGGCTTGTTGTCCGTCATAGAGTAATGGTCCACCAGGGCTGTGTACCTGTAGACGTCACCGTAAACATCAACAGTCACTAGGTCGCCCTTCTTATAGTTAACTCCAGTGCGCCAGGCGGAAACAGACGACGTTGGTGGTTCCGTGGGCTGGCTGGGCTGGCTAGGTTCAGGGGTGGACCCGCCGGTGTCACCAGACTTAGGAAGCAGTTTCCAATACTGGTAGCCACCTGAACTGCCCGGCTCGTTGCTGATGCCCGCCTTATGTCTCTGGGTACACTCAAAGTCTCGTTCTTCGCCGTTAAACATCACTGAGACTATGTCCCCGGAGTAATAGTACTTAGAACTATCCCAGGGGTCGTGCCTGATGTCGTCGCGCTCGGAGACGTACCCAACCTGAGTCCAGTAGGAGTACTGGTCCCAGCCTTCACCCGGCTTGCTGGTGCCACGGTCCGCCTGGTGGTCCTGGATGCACTTATAAACGATGCCTTGGATATAGACCAGGTCGCCCCGGCGGTACTCCTGCTTGTCGTGCCAGGGGTAAACCCCCGGCTTGACCGCTGGGGCTAGCGAGTAGACCTTCTTGCCGCCGTACCAGGCTTCTTTAATCTTGCGGCCGCCCAAGTACAGCTCCTTGATTTTGCGGCCTCCAAAGTGAACTGGCATGACTACTCCGCAATCACGTAGAGGACGTCTGAATCTGGTTTGGACGGTAACGAGGAGACCAGCTGAATCCGCGCGTCCACGTACGACTTGGAGGTCGCGGACGTGGACGTGGGTGGCGGGTCCGACACCAGGATGGCCCCGTTACCGTAGCGCTGAACCAGAGAGTCGCCCGACACGTTCTTGTCAATCTTCGGGAGGTCGCTAATCTCGGAGACGGTGTGCTTGTGTCCGTCCTGAGCACTCATTTTCCACGGCGACCAACTACCGTTATATAGGCCACGTGTCCACACTCGGTTGTTGTTACCGTACCGGGTGTAGCGCTGATAGGTCATCCCGCCGTCCGGGTTGAACACCTCAAGGAGGCCAGCCCCCGCGTCAGGCGGGTAGTTAGTTCCAGACCGCGCGTCCTTGTCCAGACTCTGGTGATAAACGCCCGTGGTCGTGTAGGTGTCTAGGTCCTTAGACCCGGGAATTGACTGGATGGCCAGCGGGAACGCGGTGGTGTCCACGTACTTCTTTGAAACGGCTACCGTATCATTATCTGGAACTTCTGGGACAGTAATTTGCCCCGAGAACCACCGTTTGACGATGGCTCCACTTTTAGCGTTGGCGGAAACTTCAGGCATGTCCGAAATATCAGCCATCTGATGTTTGTGGTCCTCGGGCGGGAACTTCTTGGGGACGTTAGTGAGGTCCGACCACTTACCACTTTCGCCCGCCGGGCCACGGTCGCCCTTCGGGCCGGTCAGGTGCGGGCTGGTCTTCCCGTTGACGGTGAGCTGGTCGCCCTTCCAGCTGGTGGAGTCCGCCACCCCGGCCGCGCGGTCCGCGTCCTTCTTCGCAGCAGTGGCAGACTTGGCGGCCGCCGAGGCCTGGGAACTCGCTTTAGTCTCGGCGGTCTTGGCCGCGGTAGCGGACGACGAGGCGTCGCCCGCGGACTTCGACGCAGCCGAGGCAGAGTCAGACGAGGACTTCGCGGACTTGCCCGACTTGTCTGCAGACTCGGCGGACTTCTTCGCGGACTGGGAGGCACCACTAGCCGCCGTCTCCGCCCGGTCTCGCGCGGACTCGGCCCGGGTGGCAGACTCCACGGACGTGTCGATCAGGTGGACGGCCTGGGCCGCCAGCTTCTCAATCTCGCTCTGTGTGGCCTCGTCCGCCACCTGGGCAGCAGCCACCACCTGGCGCAAAGCCTGGGAACTGGACTCCCCCACCACTATTGGGACGGTGTCTACGGCCCGGCCGTCCGACACCAGGGAAAGAATCGCCGGTCCAGCCAGGCAGGTAAACTCCACCTTCCCGTCCTTCACCGGGAACCGGTCGTTCTGGGTGACCACCACTCCCCCGGTGCTGGTGCGCACGTGGGGCGCGCGGACCCATATCTCGTTGACGTGCGCCGCCCTGGACGACACGAAGTTTAATTCACCACTGATCGTTGGCATTAGTCCTCCTAGTCTGGATAAATGGTGATGTCTAGCGTGTTGTACGACATCTGGGCCGCCTCAGGTACGCCGTTAAACACGCGGCTGCCACTGGTCACGCGCGCTCGGACCGAGTCGATAGAGTTCGCGGACAGCGGACCGATAGCGGTGGCGCGCACCACCATGTCCCCGGTCCAGCTGCCCAGGGCAGTGATCTTGAACCCACGGTCGCCCGGTCCGTACGCCTCCAGGCGCACGAAGTTCTCCGAGTCGCGGTACATGTTCTTGTAGTCGGAGAACTTGGCGAACACCAGGCGCGGCAACCGGCGGCGGTACTCCTTCTCGACCCGCAGGGCACGAGCGTTCGCGTCCGAGGCCCGCTGGTTCGCCTCCGCCAGTTGACGCGTTACGCGGGCGTACTCCTGCTGCAGGTTCATCTGCTGCTGTTGCAAGTCCGACTGCTCCTGCATCCGCCGGTTCCACTCGTCCTGCGTAGTCCATTTAATGTCGTTGACATCCACATAGCCACGCGTGGCAGCGGTGAACAACTGAACCGTCTGGTTGAACTTGTTCTGGTTCTCCGGGGACCAGAACTTGACCACGTCGCGCGTGGCCTGGTCCACCGAGTTCGACGCGTCGTCAATCCGGCCGGACTGCTCCTTGAGGCGGCGCGTGGTCTCCTCACTGTAGTCCAGGAACTCCTGTCGAAGCTCCCCCAGTTGTCCAGTGATCCGGGTGTCTGCACGGCGGCGCGCGGAGGACTCGGAACGCACCCGGCGGTCTAACCCCGCTAGGTCTCGCTGGTCGTCGATTAGGGCGTCGTGAATCTCGGCGTTCTGAGCCAGCAGCGCGTCTCGGTCCGAGATGATCTGGCCACCCACGTGCACGGACCAGTCCTTGGGGTTAATCCGGACCACCGGTAGCCGGACCACGCGCCCCCAAATCTCCACGTTGGCCATATCACCCACGGTGAAGTCCACGAACGGGACCCAGGGACCCAGCCCCGCTTGGCTGATGTCCGACTCCAGGAAGAAGTCCCCGGAAGTGCGGTTGGCCACCTCGTCCAGGACCTCCTCGACGTTACTGCGGGCGGAGTCCTCCTCGTCGTCCGGGGCCTGAATCTTCACATCCGCGCGAACGAACCGGCGGAACATGCCACCCACCCGCCGCTTGGGGTTCAGCGCGGACACGTAGGCCACCTCGTTGTCCGGAGCGGAAGGGGGGTAGATTTCCTCCACATCCACGCCTTCCGGCGGTTTCAAATCGTATCTACCGAAGGCCGTGGAGGCCAAGGACCGCAGGACGGTCACCTGGGCCGCGTCAGCAATCAAATAAGGCGTAGGCATTAGGCCACCTCCTTCACTGTCATGACCACCATGGCGTGGGGGAACTCAAGCTTCACCGGGTGGCGCGCGGACTCACCCTCGCTCGGGGTGATGTCCACGTCCCGGGGGTTCATGTCCGAACGGGCCTGGGACCAGCAGCGGACCGGCGGGTCCCCTGGCCACCAAAGATAAGCCCCAAGGATCACGCCCGCGTTCTCCGCCTGCTCCGAGACCGTCTCCCACAGGAACCCGTCCCGGGCCTCCAGGGAAATCTCAGGCGAATTGTCGACCGCAGGAAGTTCCACCACGTGGTAAGGATCATCTACCCACCGGGGACCGTCCGGGTCCGACTGGGACGCCATCGACACGTCCAGCGACTCCTGAGCCAGTCGACGGATCACGAACGCCGCCGGGCCATTCTTCCAGGTAAACATCGACCGGGTGGCCATCTCCACGCGCGCCAGGTGTCGCGGCTGCTTGTACTTTATCCCAGACTCGTCGGTCTTGACCTCGTAGGGCCGGGCCTTCCACCAGGACACCGGCCACGACACCGCTGGGATGGTTTGCCACACGTCCATACAATTCAGGGCGTGGATTGTGATTTCAGACGGGATACCATCGTTATCCTCATCGTTTGCGGTTGTATGCACAATTGCACCGCCGCGGCGCACTACTTGCCCACCAGGACCGGGGAATGCTGCCAGTAGCATGTAGTCCCCCTCGGCGGTAGGCAGCCGGCCAGACGGGTCGAACTTGTCCAGCGCGTCCATCACTAGGAGTTCCGCGGCGCGGCTCACGCTTCCATCAGGTTCACGGGCCGGAAACGTAACCTGTAGGTCAGCCGAGTCCATCCACTGGTCTGGCGTGTCCGGCTCCGACGGCATCGGCAAAGTAAACAGCGGATTGCCGTCCGCGTCACCAATCCCATACCAGCGGCCCTGGGTTTTTACGGTGTAGTCGACGGTCTTTTTCCACGATGCCCAATCAACCACGCTCACACCTCACAAAATTCAGTTAGTCATAAAAAAGGGGAGGCAGGACCACACCTCCAATTTGTTTAAGGTCCCTTTTTGGGGTTTAGCTCCACGGGTCGGCAAACCCGAGCGTCCACTCGAGTTGCGCACCCGCAGGCAACACCCACACCCCCGTGGCGCCCGGAGGAACGCTCTCAGGGAATGCGCCCTCCAGACGGAGCACACGAGGGTCTAAGTCGATGATGGTTTCCTCCGTGGCGCGAGGAAGAGTGAACTTCGCCCCAGAAGGGTTAGTTACCACTCCCCCAGCGCCCTCGTGGCGGATTTTTGGCCATACAGAAACATCACCGTAATTCGTCACTGTGACAGTTTCTTTTCCGGTCATCACCGAAGATTTAGCCACACCATCAAAACACACCACCGGAACCGTCAACGTCTCCGCCGACCGGCGCCGCATATCCACCGCAACACCCGGCAACACACCGTCCACCACAAGCTCAAACGTCAACGGCGACAATGGATTATCCGACTCGATAATGATGACGCAAGGGTTGTCCGGCGTCGCTGCCGCCCATCCCTGCCGGAGACGCCGGTGCACGTCTTCCAGGTCCTCACCATCACGAGCCTTCAGATAGAACTCGAGCTCTGTAGAAATCGGGCCGAAACGCCGCACCCCCGGCAGCACACCAGCACCACCGGGGACCGGCAAATCAGACCGAGACGCATTAGCCCGAAGCTCCACCAAAGACCCATACGGAGACAAGACTTCCGAATCCCGGTCCGTGCCAGACAGTCGCCACTTATCACCCAGAGCGGTAATCAACACCACATTCAGCAATTAGACCCGCTCCTTCCTACGAGACACAGCAACCTCACTAGCCGAACGCACAATCCGATACGAACCATTAGTTCCAGCCGTAACCTCAGCCAACAACTGGTCAATCTGGTCCGCCGTGTACATCTTCTCCCCATCAAGGTGAATCGTCGTCTCGCGACGAATCTGGTCCCGAACACCCGCATTCGCGTACTTCGAGTCCAGTTTCCAATTCACACCAGCCGATTCAGCTGCGTCACGATTCGCCTTAGCCGCGGCCAAGTACTCGCCGCGTAGCTCCTCGTTACCCTCAGCCCATGCTTGCGAGGACTGCTCCAACGATTTAATCGTGTAGTCCAGCCCCTTAAGCGTGTGCTCCAACGGGGTGGTCTTCTCGTACAGGTCAATCTCGGCGGTGAAGTCCTCAACCTTGCGGGCTAAATCGTCCCGCTGGTCTCGGGCCTCATACACCGGTTTCAGCGACTCGTTAATCTTGAGTGCTGTTTCCGCCTGCGCGAGCTCCGGCAGCTGGGCGCGAAGAACCGCCGTCGGGTCACCGCCACGGTAAGCAGCACGACCCATCAACTTCAGAACACGGTCAAGATTGCCGCGGTCAATCTGCACGCCAGTTTCTGCAAGCACCGCATCGAGCGCCTGCTGCAGCGAATCGTACTGCGCCTGCTGGCCACGGTACTCATTCGCATAACTACCACGAGCACCCAAGGCGGCACCCCACCGGCCAAAGGTGTTCTTGTCCATGGCCTGCTTGACCTCAGCCATTTCAGCCATGAGCTTCGCCACCTGGGCCGTACCAGTAGCATCAACAAGGTCAACGCCGGCGACCTTCGCAGACATACGAATCAGACGCTCCTGCGCCTTCAACAGGTCCTGCTGATTACGCACATTCTCACGCTGCGCCTCAGCCAAAGCGGCCTCTGCCTTAATCTGTTCAAGACGGGCAGTAACCTCACCCTTCAGGGCTTCAGCACGCGCCTTCTCGTACGTAAACAGCGCAGAAATAGCCGCATCCGACCATTCCTGCAGCACGCCCTGAGCTTCCAAGGCCTGGTAAGCCATGTAGGAATCCCAGTCCTCGTGCAGTCCCATCATCTTCAGCTGGGCGATTGTGGCGCCGCGCTTAATTTCCGCATCTAGGGCAAGGCGGGCCTCTGCCACCTTCAGTGCCCCTTCTGCTTCCGCAATGTAGCGGTCATGCTGCGCCAGCATGAGGTTGTACTCGGCTTCACGCTGCGCATTCGCACCACGAATCAACGCCTGCTGCAAAGTAGTGACCTTGCCCTGCAGGTCAACTATCAGCTTCGCGTAATCCGCAATCACAGACCACCCATCGGACAAAGCCTTCAGCGCGTCCAGGCGGGCCTTGCGAATCTTGGCGATAAGGTCCTCAATCGCACCAACAATCGCCTTGATAATCCCAATGCCCACCTTGAGCATGTCCATAGCCATGCCCAGGGTGATACCCGCCGGGCCAGCAAAACCAGCCAACTGCATAAGCTGCCCCGTCACCTGGCCCAAACCAGCGTTGACCGCCTGAGCCGGAGCACCCATACCAATCAACTGGTCAGCCAGCTGCTTAGCCTGCGGAATCATGCCCTTAATCTGTCCCTGGGACAGCAACACAACGTTGTCTAGGTCCATGGCCTGCTTCTTACGGGCGTCCGCTAACTCCTGCTCCGCCTTGGAAACAGCCTCGTTAGCCTTAGTGACTTCTTCGGCGTGTTTCTTGGCGTTCTCCTCGGAGTTCTTGTCCACCTCCTCACGAACATCCTTGAGTTTCTTTTCCGCTTCGGTGACCTTGTCCGCAGCCTTAGCACGGTCATCGTCCGATTCTGCCTTAGCCTTTTCGGCCTTAGCGTCATCGAGGGCTTTTTGTGCCTCGTCGATTTTCTTCTGGTCATCTTCGGACACGCCTTCCGGCTTGTCGTTTAAATCAGCGACAGCCTTCCGGGCTTCTTCTAACGCCTTTTCTTTCTCGACGATGGTGTCCATATTTTTAGCAGCGCGGGCGCGAGACTCCCACAAAGTGTCCTCACCATCAAGAACCATCTTGACGATGTCAGAGCCCGGCAAGTCCAGGCCCAAATCAAGGACACGGCGCACACCCTGGCGGGCGTTAATCCCCTCGATGCTGTTGTAATCGCCGGCCTTCGCCAACCATGCTTGCGCATCATCGACAGCCTTAGCAATCACATCAGCCTGGCCCTTAATTGCTGGGACCAGGTCGCCCAGCGTGCGGATCATGTCCGAAAGGCTAGACCATTGCGACGCGGTGAACACCGGCTCCGGCTTACCAGACAGGTTCTGCGCGAACCCACCATGCGGCAGCCAGCCGCCCTGGTCATACAACTTAGGCAGCTCAACCACACCACCAGAGGCGTAGCCATGACCATGGCCCCACATAGTGGTCAGGTCGTCACCGTACTTAGACCGGTAATAACGCAGGGCCGCGTTCATATTCGCCCACGGGTCCGTGCGATCATTTGGCAACGTGGGGTCACGGTGCGACTCGAACGTGCCGGGGACAATCTGCAGGAGACCCACGGCTTCATTGCCGCCGGTGTTCACGTCCACGTACCCGTTCTGCATGATGCCCGGATTACCACCTGATTCGGACTGAATCTGGGCCATCATCGCATTCACCTGGGCCGGGTCGTCCGCGTTGAAACCGTTGCGACGCATCGCTGCCATGGCCATTTCGCGCCAGGACTCGACGTTGCCCGAGGTACCAGACGCGCCATCGAACTTACCCGCCTTGTCAGATACGAACTTCCAGGCGGCGTCGATCATCTTCTTGGCCATGGCTGCGGGCAACTTACCGAACTCTCCAAAGTTCTCAGCGCCTGGGAACTTGCCAATCTTCTCGATGGCCCGGTCCCACAGCCCCTTGATGGCGTTCATGATGTTGAAGCCACCGTCCGACGCACCATCATCCGAGACCATCAGGCCGTCGGAAGTTACGATGCCATCGGATGCCCAGTGCACGTGGTCGTAGTGACCGGCTATGGTGCCCGGGCCGTACGCGGAGCGGATGGCCGCCTGATCCTTCGGGTCCACGTGACCAGTTCGACCCCATAAGGCAAGGGGACCTGGGCCGTAAATCAACTGTGCAGTCTTTGGCCACTTGGAGAAGATCCAGTTAGCCATCTGCTGCATCGGACCACCCAAGTCGATGGCCTGACCGCGTGGGTGGTAGCCGCCATCGTCCTGGTGGTCAGTCTTGGCCGCGTTCAGGTGAGCATTCGGGAATGCGGTCTTGGCCGCAATCCACAACGAGCGGTTGACCGCCGCTCCACCCAACTGGCTGTTCTCCTGTGGCGTCGGAGTGTAGATACCGCCAGACGCGAACTGCTGACGCAGCAGCGCCTCCCTATGCGCCTGCATAGCCTTCTGCAGGTTAGACCGGCTCACCGGGTGGTGGGCCTCGGGGTTAGGAATGTTGCTCATGGAATCCAGGCGCGGGTCCCCATAAGTGGCGGGCATCTTGCCTCCCCAGAAATCTGGGGAGGCGAACTCACCACGGGTCGCGGCCCGATTCATCCGTTCGATGGCCTTGGGGCCACCCATGGCGCGAGTCCACTCTGGACGCATGATTGCCTCACCACCGGACAGGCCAATACGCATGCCAGTGCGTGGGTCCACAAAGGTGTACGGGTCACGACCCGGGGTATAGCCAGGCAGCACACCGCCAGTGGCGAACTTAATCTCCTTGAGCTTATCCAGACCGACAAGACCAGCAACAGCATTCCATGCCTTACGGATACCGCCGTTGTAGACCACATCCACAACGAACTGGACCGGGGCCTTGGTCTTTTCCTTGATGCCATCCCAAATTCGGCCGATGTTGTCAACCGTGGAGCGGAACCAGCCCTTGAGCACGTCCAGGCCGCGCTTGAACGGGCCGAGTACATTCTCATCGACCCATACCCACCCGGCGTGCAGACGGTCGGACATCCACTGCCACTTGTCAGCAATCCAACCAGCGACAGACAAGACGGCTTCCCAAATGCGGTGGAACCCACGAATCTGACGCTGGATGACGTTCTCATTCAGCCAGTTCCAGATGTTAAGCAGAACGCCGTAGAGCCAGTTCCACTTGTCGGCAATCCACCCGGCAACAGCGGATACTGCGTCCCAGATGGCGTGGAAGCCATCAATGACATTCTGGATGACGTTGTCGTAAATCCAGCCCCACATCGTGGACAGGGTCTCGGACAGCCAGTTCCACTTATCGACAATCCAATCAATCACGGACTGGATAGCAGGCCACAGAGTGTTCTGGAAGAAGTCCACCATGGGGTTTAGGACGTTGTCTCGAATCCAGCCCCATACCTCGGAGAACTTATCCGACAGCCACTGCCACGCATCACCAATCCACTGGAACACGCTTTGCAGAGCGGGCCACAGGGTATTCATGGCGAAGTCCGATAGTGCCTGCCACACCGGCTGGATAACGTTCTCCCACGCCCACTGAATAGCAGACGAAAGAAGATTCCAGGCGATAAGCAGCGGCGTCAGAATAATGGTGGCGATAACACCAATCGTGATTTTCGCCAGCTCCAAAATCCCGTTAAACACCGGCTGAATAACGTTCTCCCAAGCCCAAGACAAACCGTCCCACAAGGCTGTGAAAGCATCACCCACGAAGCCCAGAATGGCTTCAACAACAGGCCAGAAATTCTCCTGCATAAAGGTCAGGAACGAACCAATCCACTCCAAAACGGTCGTGAATACAGCCATGACCTTCTCGGCCAGCCACGTAAACGCCGACACAACAGTATCGATAATGAATGCGGCGACCTGGCCCAGAATCTCAATAAACGGGCCAAGAACATTCTCCATGAGCCACGCAAACTTATCCGCAACCCACGCAAGAACCTCAGCCACAATCTTCAACGCCTCAATGAAGAGGAACACGGCACCGACAACAACGCCGCCGATGACCGCACCCACGACCTTCAAAATAGGCAGCAGGAGTTTGATGAAGAACTCACCAATTGGCTTTACCGCCTCCCACAGGGATTGGAAGGCCTTCCACAAAGACTGGATGACAGAAACTAGCGACTCAAACAAGGAAACAGCAACGCTGCCCAGGGCGGACCCTAGCGACTCACCTACCGATTTCAGGGAATCCCACAACGACTTGAAAATATCGCCGAGCGAAGAAATTACGTCGCGCATAGCCCCGGCCATGAACTGAACCACGGGCTGCAATAAAGCGGCCAGTTGGTCGCGCTTCTCCTGCAAGAAGTCCCACAGGCCCTGCACGGCTTCGCGGATGTCGAATAGGAAGTCGACCACGCCCGAGTCCTCTTCCAGACCGAATGGCAAGCCGGTGTAGTCGCCCTTGAAAAGGATGTCCCAAACGCCGGATGCCAGGTCAGGCAGTTTGGATAGTGCGTCTCCCACTTCGTGGAGCTTGCCTACTATCCATTCGGCCTTATCCGCGCCCACGATTCGGGCTATGCCAACGTAGCCGTCGTCGCCGCCCTTGAAAGCGGAAACCATCTCACCCCAGGCAGACACGACGGTGCTCTTGACGTAGGACACCTTATCCATCAGCCCAGTGAAGGCATCACGCACACGGAAGATGTAGTCCACCGCGGCGGAGTCTTCATCCCAGCCGAAGACATCCTTGAGGACCGACGTGTAGTCACGGTTGACAAACAGGTCCCATAGTCCATTCCAGGCGTCACTGAACCAGCCAAAAAAGCCGCCAATCTTATCGGCCAGCCAATCCCAGCCAGCAGCGAACACGCCAGAAATCCAGTCCCAGCCGTCCTTCAGGGCGCCCACGAATTTATCCCACAGGTCACGGCCTACCTCGGTCTTAGTGAAGAAAGCCCACAGGGCGACACCTACTGCACCGACCGCGGCCACCACAGCAGCGATAGGGGCGATAACTGCCCAGGCGGCAGCAGCGAAACCAGATAGACCGCCCGCGGCGAAAGCAGACGTTCCACCAATCCATTGGAAAATTGGAGCCACAGTAGCAGCGGTAACCACGGCGGCAGAGAAAGTACCGATAGCGCCCGCCACAGCAAGAAATATCTTCGGGTGCTCCCCCACCACTTTCGCCACATTAGCGGCCTTATCAGCGAACTCCGCCATTAGTGGCAGCAGTGCCGTACCAATAGCTTCTTTAGCGTCGTTGTATTTTGCGGTCGCAACCTGCTGCTTATGAGCCGCCGTATCCGTCTCACGAGCGAATTGGCCCTGCGCACTAGCGGTCTGCTCAGTCAACAGCTTCAACAGGGTCTGTGCTTTCGCCTGCTTCTCTGCCTCACCGGTTAAATCGTCTAGACCGTCTGCGGCCATGCGGGCGTTAATGTCTGCCTGCTTAATCGAGACGCCGTACTTCTCGATAGGGTCAGTCTCGCCGCGCAGCAGCGAAGTCACCGACTCCACGGCTTCCTTAGTAGTACCGCCGAAAGTGGCGGCCAGGTCAGCGGCCACGCCCACAAGATTCTCGGACTTGTCCGCGACCTCATCCATGGGCATGCCCATATTTTTGAGCATCGCGCCCATATTTGCCGCCAGCTCACGATACTCACGGCCCGAGACCCCGACCTCAGTAGCGGCACGCTTCGAATTATCAATAATGCCCTGCGCATGGTCGGCAAAAATAGACTCAACCGCGCCATACGATTGCTCCGCCTCAGAGGCATACTCCATCGACTGCTTAGCAAGCAGACCAATGCCGCCCAAAGCGGCAGACGCATGGAACTTATACTTCTGTGCGAACTCACCAAACTTCACGGCGCCATTCTTCGCAGAATCAGCCATCGACTGGATACGGTCCTTAGCGCTACCAAAAGCACCGCCGGACTTCTCCAATTCACGGTTCAGGTCAGACTGCGAATCCTGCAGCTTCGCCAGAGTGGAGTTCAGGTCATCGAGCTGGTCCTTGTGCTTTTGCTCGGCAACACGGACATCAATCTCAGCCTGCTCCATCTTCTCAGTCTCGCCGATAACACGAGCCTTAGCCTCCTTGACCTTCGCCAACTCGGCTAGACCCTTATCGCCCTTTTCCAAAGCCGCCTGGTACTTATCCTCGGCGTCCTGAAGTTTCAGGGTTGCGGCCTCCAGCTTTTCCTTCTGGGCTGCTTGCTTGGATGCAGACTTCTCATAAGCGCGGTCCAGGTCCTGCAGCTTAGAGGAGGACGCCTTAACCTGGCGCTCAAGATTCTCAACCGCTGATTCCATGCCCTCGGACATGGCTTTACCGGCACGCTCACCGGAAGCCTTAGCCGGCTTCTCCAAACGCTCAGCAAACTCCTTAGACATGCCTTTGAACGTTGGGATAACCGGGACTGATACGAAACCAGCAGCCATATTAAAAACCTCTCATCCCCCCACGAACTAGGTGGGTCTCAAATCCTCAAGCATGCGCAAAGACTCCGCCTGCGACGACTTAAACGAACGACCAGAACCATCCGACAACACACGACGCCGGTCCTGCCCCATACGCTCACGCTTCTCCGCGGCGATACGCGCCTGCTCCGCCTCCTGCTCCAAATCAGTAGGAGACTTCAAAAACGGGTGCTCAAAGCCCTTATCCATCTGACTCGACTGGAACAACGCCACAGCCAAAGCAGCCTTATCAGCCGGCTTAATATCCATGCGCTTAGCCCCAACGCGAGACTCCGGCCGGTCCAGCAAGTCCTGATACAAGGCCACAACCCGGCGCGTAGACAACGGCCCCTCAGGGTCCAGCCAATCCCGAACATCCAAACCAATGCGCAGTAAATCAACCTCAAGAAGGTCAATATCTTCCACCGCGTGAGCAGCCAGGGCGAGCTTAAAAATACTCAACCCGCAGGCCTGGAGATAAGCCTTCAACTGCTCAGTAAGGCCTCCGGAAATCATGGCTGCGGTCATGGACTTCACCCGCGATGATTCATCAAAAAGACGCCACAACAAACGCGGATTCTCCAACATCTGCCCCAAGTCCTCAAACCCGAGAAACATCGGGTCACGACACGCCCTATAACGAACCCCACCGCAGGTGAATTCCACCCAAGCACCCGGCTCATCCTCAAGAATCAGCCGGGCAGACACTACTTATCAGCCAACTCCGTGCCACGCTGAACAACCGGCGCAATAACCTCATGCAGGTCCTTACGTGTAGCGCCAGTCCAATCCAGCAACTTACGGGTCTTAGCGGTCAGCTGAGCCATCAGCATTCCCTCAATATTGCCCTCATGCGCCAGGGACGATACAGAGGCCGGCAGCATATCGCGGTCAACAATGACCTCAATATCCACCTTCACACCATTAAGCAGCTCAACTTCACGCTCGGTGTAAATACCGTCAGCAATCTGGCCCTCACCGCCAGCATTCTTGTTGGTCTCGTTCTTCACGACCTCAACCTGGTCAGTGTTCTTCTTCTGTGCCATGGTGATTCCTCCTATGGAATTAAATACGGCCCCGCACTCTACGGGGCCAAACTGGGCGGTGATTCCTAGACAAAAGTCTTAGGTAGGGCCTTACGCGGAATCACCACGAAAGACGCAAGGCCCATCCGAATTAACTACGCTTCGGCGCCAGCCTCACCGGTAGTCTCACCGGAGTCAGACGGAGCAGACGGCTCATCCGACGGGCGAACGCCTTCATTGTCGTTCTCCGCAGTCTCACCAGTCTCCGGGTCCTTATACTCATGCAAGGTCACGTCGCCGGACTCGTCATCCGTAACAACCATGGCGGTAAGGCCATTGGCGGAAGCCTGCGGGTGGAATGCAGTGCCGGCCTCAATCTGGGCCTGCACATCTGCAACATCCCGGAAGACCTTTTCCTCAACGCGGACCACAGAGCCATCCTCTCCGACGATGTAGAAACGCTCCTCGTAGTAGCGCTCATCGTCACCGTTGTTGAACGTAATCTGAACTGGGCGGGCCTGCGGGTCCTTAGCGGTAACGCGCTCGTTAACCACCAGGTCGGCCTTCTCGCGAGACACCCAGATACGCACCAGGCCAGAGGTGAACTTGTGAACGAAGGCCACGTAACCCTTGGCCACCTCATCGGAGTGCTTGCCGTAGGTGGTGCCATCCTGGACCACCGCGCCCGGGTTCTCGATGTAGCGCATGACCGGGGAGCCAGCGATACCGTCCACAGCGCCGGTGATAGCACCAGCGGTGTAGGAGGTAGAAGACTGACCACCGGTCAGGTTGGTGGTATTGGAGGAAACCTCGCGAGTGTGTCCATGCTGAGAATCGGTCGGCTCTAGGCCGAGGGATTCCCACTCGCCGACAAACGCGCCGGTCTTCTTGTCGATAATCGGATCATCGGAGAAGTTGACCAGTACCTCACGGTCCTCCAGGACGCGCAGGTCAAGGCCAACGCTACGATTCTTAGCCATTGTTATCCCCTTTCAAAAGGACATAAAAATAACCACCCCGACCTTCGAGGTGGCAAAAGAAAAATGTGCGGATTAATTTGTTCGCGCCGGCGACTGGAAGAAAAGCTTGCCGATACCGACCGACAAACTCATCGTCGACACGAACCCAGTTGGCTGATACGACGGGCCCGAACCGAAGAACTTCGAGTCAGACCGAGACACGCCAAGACCAATTCCTGTCATGCCCTGTGTCAAGGCTGTGTAAAGGCTCCTCCCATAGCGACGAACCATCATATGATCCGGCCCGTACACGCTGACCTTCACGAGGTCACGCGAGTGGGCGGAATCATCTACATCTTGCACGTCACTACTGACCACGATGGCTAAACCATCCTGGTGACAGTTGTAACCATCCGGCAAGAAATGAAAATGAACCATGTCATGGTCCGCTTCCGGGATGAGCCTTAGAACGTGCTTGTGT